TGCTCATGGATATTTTCTGAAAACCCTAATTCCATACCAAATGCGTCTTTCTTTTTCATATTGACATGCGCTAAACGAGCAAATGTCTCTGTATCAAGTAAACCTCTCTGAGTTTCGCTGCCGGGCTGAGACAGAACATCTCGCCCTGTATGTTTACCATCAGCATCTTTTTCTTTAATCAATTGAGGAATGTCGACTTCATCTATCCCCCTCTTAGTCGCTATGTATTCCTTTCCTCCGACCATGTTAGAATAATATGCATTCAATAAAGGCCCAAGAACCCCTTCTTCTTTTGCTACTTGATAGAGAATAGATGGGTCGATGTCATTCATATTCCCTCGACCTTCATATTCACCACCTTCATCTTCTGGTGTGAAAGAAGGAACTGAGCCCGGAAGTTGAGATTGGCGCTCAATCCAATCCCACTCTCCTTCTTTACGGGCGAGTTTATTTCTCTGTATCAGCGCATTTGACATATGGGGGACAGGGTGCTCTGGGTTATTCCCACCATACATAGCAAGATGAGCCATTATTTCTGCTCTCTGTTCTGGAGGCCTCCATTCAAGACCATAGAAATAAGCATTGTATCCAAGGCCAGTTGGAATCTCAATGTCCTTTGTTATTGTGTGTTTCTTTCTCAAAGCCTCTTCTGCGTCTTCCAGATACGCTTCTCTTCCCTTTTCGGTTAACCTCGATGCGTATTCATCATATGCTGTATTATATGCTTCTTCGTCAAGTGTTTCGACAGGGATTTTCATTGACCCGTCCTTATCCTGCCACTCTTTCTGCCTCTGGTCAAGATGGGCTTTACGTTGTTCTTTGCTGCTCATATCTTCTATGCTATCTCTATTATCACCTTGCCAGCGTTTGAAATCTTCTTCGTATTCTTCATGCATTGAAGAGGGCTTACCAGTATTGATTTTAGCATCTAAAGGAATGAGATATTTGTATAATTTATCATCTTCTGAAGATAGAGCGAATAAGTCGGAATGGATATTCTGTCTATCGAATGCTTGATGGAAAGCAGCATGGCGTTGTGCTTGAGTTTGTCCTTTCTCGTCTGGTTCTACATGTCGACGAAGCATAGTAGACCATACTGGTATTCCTTCTGCTTCTCCTTTACGTAAAGGATGGAGATTCTCATCAAAAATGTGTGATGAATGACCCCGTTCCCCATCTGGATGTTCGATAGAAGGGCCATTATGGTGAAACCAATCAGACGCTAACAAAGCACCCGCCAGCATTCTTTGTCCTTCATCCTCCATGTCAGGAAGGTGTTCTCCAAACACACTGTTAATTCGCCCAGCGTTTGATGAAGAATCGAAAAACTCTCTATTATGATAAATTATTTTGCCGATATCTTTCATATCTTCAGTGAAGATATTACCTTGTACAACTTCTCCCGTCTCTTGGTCTATTTTCTTCTCAGTCATTCTTTTAGGATAGACTCTTTTACGGTCCTTAAAGGGCCGTCGTATAGGATTTCCTTCATCATCCAGAACTGGTTTTCCGTCCTTATCTTTTACACCTACCATGCGCTTTGAGGGTTTGAATACAAATTTCCCACGTGGGCCTTTTCGCTTTGGCTTCTCAATAGTTTCCTGTTGAGTGCTCCTTCCTTCTCTTTTCTCCCTTTCCTCTTGCCTTCTATCTAAAACATCTTGAGCAACGAGGTCAAAGATACTCCGACGCTCATTCATATCTTTACAGATTCTATCAGCGTGCTCAAGAAGGGCTATCTCTTCATACGAATATGTCTTAACGACATTCTGTCTATCAAGATTCAATTTAGAGAGATACAGATTTGCGGCTGCATCTTCAAGGTCAATTCTATCAAGGGTGGATTTGTAGAAATCTATGAGGTGTCTATGATAGACATCAATTCCAGATTCTATACCCATTCAACTTCATCCCCTCAGAATAAGGATTCGCCTACTCGCTTGAGGATATCTCCTTTGTTTAATGCCGTGGGGACACCTTTGTCTCCAGTATCATTGACATGTGAATCTAATGTCGATTGGCTCGTAGGATAATGTTGGTTATGATTATCGAGTGCTTTGGAACTTTCTGGCTTTGGCTCAGAGCGCTTTACATCCTCAGATTCGATACCATAATTGTTAGTCCAATAGTGCGCTGTTTGGGTTTGGCCACCAGTTTCAGTTACGAAATGTGAAGGGCCTATTTTGGAGCCTTCTTTCTGGTTATAATTAGGAGCGTATTCTTTCTTTACTTCTTTTTCGTCACATATTTCGCAACCTTCGCATTCATCTGCTTTACACATACCCTTAGTAGCCTCTTCCTTATCTTTGCCCATATCTTTAGGCTGAGGGCCCCCTACAGCAATAACGAGTGCCATCTTGCCCTTTGTTTTCTTATCCATTTCATCTGCTTTCTTGAGTATTTGGTCGACATCGGTTCCCCAATTTGTGTAATACGGCTTCATATTTTCTAAACTCCTTGTAACGTGTTTAATAACATACCATGCATCATCTAAAGCGTCCCTATCCATCATACCATCTCGGTCTGATTACCGAGCACACCTGCCGATTTAGCAGTATCAGCCAAAGAATGAATGTCTTCCCATGTCATGGCGTGGAATTCTTCATTTGTAGATGGGACAGTGTCCATCTCCATTTCTTTGAGTACTTGCCCGGAATCTCCCCTAAATGTGTCTGGGAGTATATCTGTTGGGTGTGGTGTCCTCGATGATGTAAATCCTGCTTTCCTCAAAATCAAATCGGGGTTAGAGATGATGCCTTTGAGCACTTGGTTCTCATGACGAAGTGCGTCAATGTCTGTGTCCATCTTTTCCATTTTGGTGATGAGAGCCGACATCAGTTGGTCGACCAAAGGGACATCGTCGTTATCACTCATGCTCCTCGCCACATTGTTCGTACACCCTTATGCATGCGAGGCCCGTTACGTGCTGACATGATTGTTCCGGGCAATTGGTTCTCTCGGTCTACTCCGGTTGTGTAAGTCTCTTGCTTGAATTGCCAAACAGGTGTCCCGCCAGCAAACACATCATTGATGCCAAGTGGCTTGTCGGATTTCTGGACAAGGGCATCTAAATCAGAAGAAAGATAATCAGCGAATTTTTGGATTTCCATCAATGTATTCCTCGCTGTATTTGGGTCCCCATCATCTATCGCTTTCTGAAAAGCATCAACAGTTGTGCGGAGTTTACGGGCCATAGGGTCCATCTTTGCGATATCGCTCATCACAGCACCCCAAGCATATCATACAATTGAATGTTTCCTATTAAGCGCCCCGAAATCTTCGAGCATTCTCCATTGAATTGGATGTTCTTTCACCACGTGTAAGTGGGGGGCCTCTCTGTTGTACATTTGATATGGGTGACCCCGAACCTTGGGACCCTCTTCGCTGAGGGGCGGCGGGACCACGTGGGGTACGGATACCTTCTCCTTCTCCTCCCGGTTGGCTTCCCATAGGTAATCCTCCACCCATGGCTCCCATTGGCATACCGCCCATTGGCATTCCTCCACCGGGGGGCATTCCGCCCATTGGCATTCCGCCCATTGGCATTCCTCCCGGCATACCTCCCGGCATACCTCCTCCCATCGGTTGCTCACCCTCTACGGGTTTGCGGAAGAAGAATTTGAGGTCGTGCTCTGCATCTTCCTTAAGTTCAGGCATGAAACCAATCATCATCATCCTTTGTGCAACGTTAACTGCCATCTCATCTCTTCGTAATCGGGTAACTTCATCCTCTTCTTCATTTGGATAAAGAGTCAATACCCAATCTGTGATATCCATTTCTTTGAGAAGACGAGGGAAGAGTTTCTTTGAGTATACTTTATGCCCGAATTCTACAGCACGATTTGTTACGAGAATCTGTAACCCCTCATTGGAAAGGCCCCCAGATTTACCCGTATCATTCATGAAGACAGGTGAGACACCATAGAAAGATGCGATACGGGTTCGTATTTCATCTCGTACAGATATGTACTGCATCTCTTCAAGAGTATCCATGAACCGCACAAAATTCACTCCCCCTCTTCCTGAGTTAGACTCTATACCAACTTTTGGAATGTAATGAGGGTCTCTTTCCATCTTTTCATCGACACCCTTCCAGAAAGATTTCATTGATTCAAGATTATCAGTTGTGATAGAGATTATCCCTTTCGGGAATCTGCGTTTAGAATAAGCAGTATACAGATAGTTATCCATGGCAGTAAGCGTCATTGCTTGTCGCCAGAGAGATTGAACTGGTGGGCGCCCATAAAGTCGGGATGGTTGATATTTCGAAATATGGATTACTTCTCCTTCAATGTAATACTGTGTTTTCCCTTGACCTGCTGTATTCACATAATGGACATCTTCTAATTTCCTATTACACAATTGGCAGGTATCGATACCGCTGTTGAAAGACTCTACATTTTCACGGTGTTCTGGGCATATACGATATCTCCCACCACGAACCCCTCTTTTGTCAGCGACGATACGCATGAAGATTGGGTCACCACGAATCATCTCACGTACTCTTTGGAATGCTATCTTTTTGTCATCAAGTGGGTCATAATAGTAGTCTTTGACCAGAATCAGAAATGCGTCGTCTACTACATTCAAATCCCTTTCAACTTCACGAAGGATGTCATTGAAACTCTGTTCCATAGAATTGTCTTGTTCGAGTAACCATCGTGCATAGATAAGTTGGTCTGGGTCAGGGCTTCTGACCTCCCCATCACAAAGAGTGCATATGTCTACATCGTGTTGGAATTCATGATTACAATCTTTACATTTCTTGAAGAATTTCTTCTCGAAATAATGACCACGGCGAAACATCTCTTGCGCTAAAGTGGTTATGACAGTTCGAAGAATAAGATTCTCATCAGTAACAGCGTAAAGAGCGGGGAGGGTTATACCCTGTAGGATAACTGGTTCTTGGATACCACTGGAGTAAAGTGGCATTGTTGGTTCGGGGGTAGATGCTCGCCTGAATGGTGAAGTTAATGCCCCAATCGCACGTCGAACGAACCCCTTTTCTTTAGCCATGTAATCCTTCCTCCAGTTTTGCTACCTTTTCAGCAGTTATCCCCCATTCTGCCAGAAGGGTCTCCCCTTTAGCAGTATCTTCCCAATTCTTGTATTGAATCAGTCTTTGTAATTCTTGCTTTCTCACATCGTCCCCAGCATCTAAATATTCCAACATTGCTTTTGCTTGGGCCTTTTTCATCCTAAGATGGGGCATAACTCCTGTCAATAATTTCTTCAAATCATCCTTAGAATAAAATTGTAGCCGATGCTGGCTTCTCTGACCATTTTTGTATATCTTCTGGTCCAATTGTAATTTTCCAATCTCAATTGATTTATACATCTCTTCGCAATGTAACTTACCTCTATCACCAGTGGCAACAATACCTGCTCTTGGCTCTCCTCTACCAGTGATAGCAAGATACCCATCAGCATCCAAGAAGCCAGCAGTATATGCCCACACATCTTTAATCACAAGGCCAAAGGGACCGAAATATGTCCAAGTAGAACGACCTGAACCTTTGATGATATCAAAATCGTCTCCGTGCATTTTGAAAAGCATTGATAGAGACTTAGTTGTAACACCCCTTGTATCCACATCAGAATCATACAAACGCTCGTTGATATCCCTGATAGTAAGAGACCCATTATCTCTGAGGATATCCACTGATTTATTCAGTATCTGTGTTTCTTGTTTAGTAAGAGAACCTTCGGGGGAGAGTGCCTTCTTCCAAATACTGCGTGCATCTCTTCTATTCTCAATTGATTCTAACCACACTTGTTTATCTATCTCGTCCCAAGTATATTCAAGATTGCTTAACCGATGCAAATCTTCGTGAGCCTTTTCGAATTTGAGAATTGCACGATGTAGAGTTTCTTTCCGATTCTCCCCTTGTTTACGTAATGATTTCAATGTGCTTTCTGTTAACCCGAGCCTTCGTGCAGTGGTATGATGGTCATCCAGCCAAGGAAACATATCTAACGAAGATTGAATCTCATGTTCTTTGATAACCAGAATGGATTTGATGACACTATCTATTTCATCTTTCAATTCCTTCTTTTTTCTGCGTGCTTTTCGTAATTTCCTGACGACATCATTAGCACATGAGCCTACATAAAGTTCGAACCAACCATCTCCATTAGCACCAAAGGGTGTAAGGGGCTCACGTTTAGTGATGGTTTCCCTTACAGAAGGGGACGCAATAACTCCTATTTTCGAACCTACCCAACTCATGCTATAAACCACGGACTTTGTTGTGTGGGCGATGATGACGCCCCGCTGAGGAATTCATCGAAACCGGGCAGAACGTCATCCAATAAGACGACAGAACCTCTGAATTCTTTTGTGCCCCAATTCGCAAGAGCAAGCCCCATCGCTAAATCGTCATGAGAGCCCACCGAGCGAAGTTTCCCTCTTCTACTCATACCAAACCGATTGAGTTCAGTTTCAAGTTTCATTGTGAATTTCTTTGACCTTTCGTCTCCCCAAGGCGTGCGAATCTTGCCTTGTTCGAACGCCATGAGTAAAGACATGAACATAGACTCCTTCTTTGTTCTGGTCGTCATGAATGTTTTAATGGGTAAATCATCAACAAATCGAAGTTCTGTTTCGAACATTCTTTGAAAGTTGTTACCCTCAAGTTCAATGAGGTCAGGATGGAATCTATTATTCAACATGATAATCTGTCTTTTCTGTTCATCACTATTGAGCCCTTTTTCATGAACGCAATTGATAATCTGTTTTGTACCATCTGCAATCTGACGCATTACAAGCATAACAGTGTAATCTGCGTTCTTATCTGATGCAATAGCAGGGTCCCAACCAATGAAATGATGCCCAAATATCCCACTCTGTTCACCGTTCTCGTCATATTCATATTCTGCTCTATCGAGAAGAACAAGATTCTCATCCCTTGCTGATTCAAGGATACCATGTGGAAACATACTTGCTACATCATGAATAGGCTCACACAGATATTCACGAGCGAATTGAATAGCGGGCATCGATAAGCGTCTTTGTTCAAGGGCGTCAATATCCCATCGTTCTGGCCATAGTGGTTCACCATCAGTGATTGCTGGATATGTCTGTACAAGGAAAGCGTCCCTTGTTTCTAATTCGGCATACAGGTCATTGTAACTGAATGGTGTTCCCACCATCATTAATCGTGCAGAGTGATGCAGAACAGGAAGAAGAACACCATAGAACCAATCGGATGCACGCTTGAGTTCACTTCCAGTAGTACCCCATAGAATATCGTCACACACAACCACATCAGGGTGGAAACCACGAGTTGCTCCACCAACCGATTTACCCATGATTCTGCTACCATTGGCTAAATCAAAGTAAGATTTGGACCATGGGCGCCCTTCTGGTATAAGTTGCTTGAGCATAGGAGTGGATTTGATACTATTACGAATGAAACGCATGTGTTCGAGCGTCTGTTCAAGAGAGTGGCTGAAAATCATAATGGAAATCTTGGGCTTGACAATAGAGAGCCATAGAGCGTAAGACATGAAAAGAGTCGATTTGCCGTGGTCACGACTGGCTTTCACACAATAGTAGCGATTTTTCTCTAACCCTTCGACCCATTGTTCGTGATGTGTACTATAATGAAACCCAAGAATAGTTTCAAAGAAGAAACGGAAAGATTTGCGAGACATCTCCCAGTCCATTTCATGGACTAATTGACGAAGAGCGTCTTCGTCCATGTTCACTGCTCCGTTTCTACATCATCGGGGTGAGGGTGCTCTATGCCACGATTTTCATCAATTTTAGTATTCAGTAGTGGCTGTTGTTGGAGTTGTGGTTGTCGGAGTTGTTGTTGTTGGAGTTGCCATAAATAATCAAGCGATTGAACTATAGGATGTTGTTCGTGTGGTTCTGCGTTCGGCCTCCTTTTTTGTTCAGCCCAATTATAGAATTGGGTTAGGTCAGGGCCTGCTCCCATCGCTTGTTCAGCAAA